TCTCGCCAGACGCTATATCTACCAGACCCTGCACCTGCAACGCATGGCTGAAGTCGAACGTGTCGTTGGTCGCATCCCACAGGATAGTGGCGTCAGTGCTACTGCTGACAGCGTCTTGGATCGTTATGCCCGCGCCATCAGCAGACCCTGATGAGTCGCCGGTCGAGTAGTTGAGGGTGATGTTTTTGTCTTCGACCTGGAGCGTAGCGGTGTTTAGGGTTGTCGTAGTTCCCTGTACCGTCAGGTCTCCGGTCACCGTGGCATCTGCAACCGTGATGTTGCTGTTAGCTTCTAGCTTGTCGCTGTTAAGGTTTGTAAAGTTGGCGTCTACCTCATTGTGTGATAGCGCCGACCCCTTCCCTGCACGGGTTACGATGGTAGCCATTAGTCAAGTGTCACCTTCAGGTTGCCCGCCGAGATACGCAGAATATCGCCGGTGCCTACGGTTTTAGGCAGCGCGGTTGTAAAGTCTGATGGGTCCGTTAACTGCGCGTGAGCCAGCATATTCCCACTCGTTGACGCATCAAAGATACCTGCATGAGTGATCGTACCCCACGCGGCCTGCGCCTGTGGAAACTCCACGTTTGCGCTACTGGCTGCTGTGGTAGGTGATGTGCCTGACACCGTAAAGGCCACAGACTGCCGTGCGTAGCCGTTGCCAGACAATTCCGTACCAGCCGCACTGTCACTCCCCGCAGACGTAAAAAGCCCCACATAGAGCGTCGTAGGCGCTGTATAGGCGTTTCCGCCAAAAACGTGCTCTAGCACCTTGTCTTCTAAGTAATCTGAAAAACTCATCCTAGCCCTCTCACTTTCATAGTTAGACCGCTGCCTGACATGGATGCCGAGTCTCCTGCCTGGTTCACCCGGGCCACCGCCGCCGCATAAAGTTGCGTCCAAACGGCCGCCCTAGAATCTTCTGCCAGGTACGGCGCTGAATGCATTAACGAGCCATATAGATAAACGTCTGGCGCTTCAGATAGCAGCCAGTTACTGGTGTTGGCGTCTGATAATGCTGGGATCTTCTGGTAGTACAGTATCTCCACGTTGTAGGTAGAGTCAGGGGTCGGGAACACTTCAAACGCCCGCTCTGCGTGCCTGTACATCGTGGGCTTGCCTACCGCGTTCTCTGAGCCTGCCCGCTTGTCTGCCATCGTTGCGCCCGACGCTAACTGCAAGTTCGTAGTGCCGCCGCCAGTAATGTGCATACGAATTGTCTCTACCCAATCCGTTGGTCGCGCGAGATACTGACTGTCAAGTTGCGCTGTCGCCCGATTCTCCATCTCGTAATGACGGATCTCTCGATTGATCGATGCCTCCGCCAGCGTGATGAAGTCAGGAATGACCGCGGTCAGGTCGTCTCTGTTGAGAAAATCTGCGATCGACGACTTCAGCGCAGAGTAGCTATTAAGTGCCATTTATTTTTTCTTCGCCCGCTTTTTGGGTTTTGGCTTCTTCGCCGTCTTCGCTGCATCTCTGAACGCTTGTGCTGTTGGCGCTCCCTTGGTCCCAGGCTTACGCATTTTTTCGCCAGAGCCTGCCTTGATGCGCTTACGCTTCGCTTGGATATTCGCGTACAAGCCCTTCTTCTTACTTGCCACGACGATACCCTCCTTTCTTCTTAGCTCCTGCCTTCTTCTTGCTCTTGCCCTTCTTTGTCTTGCCCATGTGATAACCTGGCATTATTTCCACCCCTTCCTAGCTGTTGACTGAGACTTTTTGCTGAGTTCGCCGTAGTGGTACAGGCGCTGACTGGACTTGCCGTGCGTTTTACCGCTGTGCAGTTCGCCATTGGGCATCTTGTGCATACCGCCCTTATGCTCTTTGCCGTTCTTAAAGTAGTGCTTAACTCCCATCGCCATCTTGCGACTCCTGTTTATGCCTCACGAATGGCGGACAATCTGCCACCGGGCTGATGTAAAACACGTACCGACGTTTTGACTCTGGATCGTGATATTCCTTATAAACGCATATGGTCGTTGGCACAACCCGCCAGCCGTGGAATACCGCGGTGCCACCTTGCAGCACTAACGTCAGCCAGACGACCTCCACCGATCATCACTTCTTCCTGCTCTTTGATCCCGAGCACTTCCAGCGTTTACGGGATAACCGCAAAGGGCTGTTTGGGTCTTTCGCTGCCCTCGGATGGCTTCGCATCTGTCCTGCCGATCGAGCACAGTATGAGTTGCCCTTCTTGGTCCCAGGTTTTACTTTCGCCCCTTTCTGCCCGTAACTGACCTTTTTGCCAGACGCGGTTTTTTTGACCTTGGCTTTGCCCTTCGCTGGTTTCATAGCCCTGTGGGTCTTACCCCTCTATCTCTTTTTGTATCTGTTTAAGGTGTTCTTCGCCGCACGACTCACAAATTGGCACGCCACAGATATGTGAATCTTCTACATCCCGTACTTTTTCACCACAGATATTACAAGTCTGCTTCTTCATCATTCCCGCCTGCTATCATTCCTGCTGTAGTTGCGCCTAACAGCCCATACATTGGCATATTGCCAGTTATAAACCCTCGCAAAACCTCGTCTGGCGACTTGCCTGTTAGCCTTGCCGTGCGCTCTATCATTTCGTTGACTTCTGTAATCATGGGCTTGCCTTCGTAGTCTTTAAAACCCGCCCACGACACATCTTGGAAGTTGGCCGGTTGCACACCGCGCTTTGCAGCCTCTTCCCCAACTATGGCTTCCATTATCCCATATGCGCCGTCTGGTGGCGCGTTTAGCACTGGCCCTGCTGCTGTCATCCCGCGGGTCATTTGCTCATCTATTGTTGCCCGTGACCTATCCCCAAGAAAATTTGCGGAGAAGTTAAATCGCTTGGGCGTTGTTGCTGCACTTAGCCCTTGACCCTGATTAATTACCTTGTCGTACATTGCCATGTTGCCCGTCACGTATCGCCCGCCAATTGGGAACGGCATTTCATAGGCGGCACCTGGCGGTGACATACCTTTACTTTTAAGGAAATTACCGTATGCCGCCATCAACAAATTTGATCTCGGATCAGCGCCGCCAGTCGTTGCAGCCATAGCATCGGCAAACCTTTCTTTAAACGCCTGCCGCCCGGCTTCTGGGCCTAGCTCTGCGATGAAGGCGTCTTCGAGCTGCCCCATAGCATACCAGTCCTGCGCTAGTGGGCCTTGCCCTCTATCAAACGCCTCGTTCAGTGCAGCACGCGCTTCTGGCGTATCAAACTGCGCTATTTTTTTGTCGATTGTCTGTTGTTTTTTAGGCAGGGTGTCAGTGAGCGTATTGCCTTGCAAGTTGTATGGCTCTGGATCTGCGTAATAACGCTCCTCTACAGGGAACATCGGATCGAACCCACCCTCTTCCATATCTTTTATGATTTGAGCGCGTTCCCTCTCGACAATTTTTTGTTCTTCCGATACGCCTTTCGATAGGTAGGTCGTCCCCTTTTTCTTGTCAACCTTTTCGACTGGAGCACCTACCTCTGTATATCTTTTCGCTAACGCTTTGATTGGAGCCGCAGCGGCATCACCAATACCTGGAACTACACCGGCAAGCGTTGCCGCCCCTAGTAGCCCGCCCTCTACTAAGTTGCCGCGATCGAACGCATCTGCTGTTTCCGCCGCACCCTTTGCTTCACCAACGCCAGGAATAAAATCTAATATCCCGAGAATACGCTCGGCGGCTCGGTATGCTGCATATGGGTTTTCTTCATATAGCCCGGCACTAAGCAGGCCCGATACGATTTGATCCCTTGCGGCATCGATAAGACCCCGCTCGTAAGGTACAAGTTGCGGCATATCAGTACTCATTAGTCACCTTTCTTACACGATACCTTGTAGGTTTCTGCGGATAGGTTCACCCCAGTTGCTGGTCTCTCGGTGGCCGACGGCTAAATACCTGAACGCGTCCGCTGAGTGACTTGACCAGTCATGGCTGGGCCTGCCTTTCCAGACTCTATTGTTGTCATCATACTCCCGGTGGTACGCACGTAAAGCCTCAATTCCATGCTCGGTCTTTTCTGCGTCAAACCAACACGTAGCCAACAATGACCTGACAGCTTGGATGCCGTCGTCCACGTTCAGTTGCGGGGCGATCGTAATGTTAGACAGCCCGAGTGACTCCAGGGTCTCTAGCCGTGACTTGCCAGACCCTAGCTCCCTGACCCTAACATCGTGTGGCAGGATGTGTTGATCGTAGACATATGGGCGTTTTTGCAACTCTCGCACGTAATGGTCTAACCCCACGCCAGACGCCTCGTAATGGTCAATCAAGCGCGTCTCTGGGCCATGCTTCTGACAGAACCATATCGCCGTCGTATCGCCAATACCTAAGTCCCACGCAGTGATTACTGGGATATTCTTTTCGTATGGCACCGCGGTAATCCTGCCCTCCACGTTACACGCCAGCATCTCCTGGGCGTAGTAGCTGCCACTAGCATAGGTCAGGAACTTGCCTTCCCAGATGTGCTCATAGCTCTCTGGGCGCTTCTTGAAGTCATTACGCCGCACGAAGTCTAGACGCTTAGGAAAGAACGGATTGTCGCGCCAGTTAATCTCAACGCTTTTCGTGCTGTCTGGTGGATCAACTCGGAACCGCTGGTGGGTCGCTGACCGATTGCTTTCTGGGTTCCACG